ACGGCCAGCAGATGATCATCGCGCGCGAAGTGATGGAGGCCGGCGAGTGCTTCGTCCGCTTCCGGCCGCGCGCGCCGAAAGAGGGACTGGCGGTGCCGCTTCAGTTGCAGTTGATCGAAGCCGAGCAGTTGCCGCTGTGGCGCAATCAGCCCGCGCCGGACGTGCCGGATGCGAACCGGGTGCGGTGCGGAGTCGAGTTCCGACCCGATGGGCGGCGGGCGGCATATCACTTCTGGAAAGCGCATCCGGGAGAGACGATGTTCTACCCGCTCGAGGCGCTCCAGGTGGAGCGCGTGCAGGCTGCGGATGTGCTGCACGTGTACAAGCCGATCCGCGCGGGCCAGTTCCGCGGCCAGCCGTGGCTCACCACAGTGCTGGCGAAGCTCTACGAACTGGAGCAGTACACCGACGCCGAGATCGTGCGCAAGAAAATCTCGGCCATGATCACCGGCTTCATCAAGCAGGTGAGCCCGGACAATCCGGTGATGACGCCGGATCAACCCGCGAACGGGCAGAGTCAGACCGACCCGGGGACGCAGATCAGCAAGCTGGAACCGGGCACGTTCCCGGTTCTGGGCTTCGGCGAAGAGGTCCAGTTTGCCGATGCCAAGGACAGCGGCGACTACAAGGCGTTCGTGCGCGCGTGCCTACAGGCCTTCGCCAGCGGTGCGGGCCTCGCGGAATACCAGATCAGCGGTGATCTCTCGGGGATCAACTATTCCTCGATTCGCGCGGGTCTGCTGGAGTTCCGCCGCAAGTGCGAACAGTATCAGCACTCGGTGTTCATCTTCCAGGTCTGCCATCCGATCTACCGCCGCTGGCTGCGGGAGGCGATGCTCGCGATGGTGTTCGGCATCGAACTCCTGAACGCCTACGACAAGGACCCGGAGCCTTTCGAGGCTGCGCAGTGGGTCACGCCTGGCTGGCCGTGGGTCGATCCGGAAAAGGACATGAAGGCTGCAGAACGCGCGATTCGCGATGGCCTTTCGACTCGCTCTATCGAGTGCGCCGCGCAAGGCTACGACGCGGCGGTGATCGATGCGCAGCAGCAGGGCGACAACGAGCGCGCCGACAAGCTGGGCCTCTCTTACGACTCGGATGGCCGCAAGGTGCTGACGGGCCGCAACGCGGGCCTCACGGAGGACGAAATCGAGAAGGACGCGCAGGCCGACAAGGTGGGTGTTCAGTGAAAGATCTGACTCATGTCGCGTCGCGGTTCATCAATTGCCCGCTGATGATCCATCCCCCCAAGTTGGAAGTGATCATCAAGGCCATCGGGCCGCGGTTGGGGATCGACCCGGATGCGATCTGGGCGCGCCGAGTCCCCATGGATGCTACGGCCACGCTGATGGCTCGCTACATGGAAGCGGGCGGCGACCGGGATTATGCGGTGGTGGACGGAATCGCTGTTATCCCTGTCCAGGGCGTGCTCCTCAAGAAGGAGTCCTTCATGTCCGCGTGGAGCGGTTGCAGCTCCTACGAACAGATCCAGCGCCAGATTGCCGGCGCGGTCGATGACGGCGGCGTGCGCGCGATCCTGCTGGACATCGATTCGCCCGGTGGCGAGACTGCCGGGTGCTTCGACCTGGCCGACTACATCTATTCGATTCGGGGCATCAAGCCCGTGTACGCGGTCGCGAACGACATCGCGCTGTCGGCGGCTTACGCGATTGCCAGTTCTGCCAGCCGGGTATTTCTGAACCGGACGGGCGCCGTCGGTTCCGTCGGCGTGTATGCGCTGCACGTGGACCAATCGGGGTTCGACAAGGAACTCGGCGCAAAATACACCTACGTCTTCGCGGGCGAGCGCAAGGTGGATGGCAACCCCCATCAGCCGCTTTCCGAACGGGCGCGCGCGGACATTCAGGACGAGGTGGATCGCGAGTACGGCATCTTCACTGAGACCGTAGCGCGGAATCGCAAGGCCGGCACGAAAGACATCGTCGCGACACAAGCGGCGGTGGTATGGGCAGACAACGCCCTGCCGCTGCTGGCCGATCAGGTTGGCATGTTCGACGATGCCATGAACGCGCTGCGCCAGTTACTGGGCGGCGCAGGCGTAACGTTCAAGGCGGCGGGAGCCGCAACTCTCACGAAAGGAGAATCAGCAATGGCACAGATTGAGCCCGAGGCCGCCGCCGCGAAGAAGGACGGCGAGTCCGAGGAGAAGAAGGCCAAAAAGAAGCCGGATCCGGTGGATGCCAAGCCGCCCGCCGAGGACGACGACGAGGATGACGACATGACCGAGGACAAACCCAAAGACGAAGGCAAGAAGAAAGCTGCCGGTGTCGCGGCGATTAGCGGCGAACCGCTGAAGGGCATGCGCGCCGAATCCGACATTCAGGCCATCGCCGCGCTCTGCAAGATGGCCGGCCAGCCCGAAAAGGCCGCGGAGTTCCTGACCCGGAAGAACGCCGCCGGCCAGTATCTGAGCGTCGCGGAGGTCAGCGACGTGCTGACCGCTGCCCGCGTCGCGGAAAGCGAGAGCCGCATGATCAGTTCGCACGTGAATCCGAATGCTGGCGCAGGCGGCGTCCAGGAGTTGGAGGCGCAGGCCGTTTCGTTCGCACGCCAGAACCGGGGCCAGGCTACCGCTGGACTCTACGTCTCTGGGACCACGGCCAAGGTCACCAAGGAGCGCGCCTATGCCCAGATGCTCGAAGACCATCCCGAAGCATACGCCGCCTTCCGTGCGCAGCACAACGCCAAGGGCCTGATCGCCACGCTCGAAGCGGCGGGCGTCCGTCTGGCGCGGTAAGTACCTCGAGGAAAGGAGAAATTCAAAATGGCTTACGAACAGACTCTTCGTACTATCGGCGCTCCCGCGAGCGCGGACCTGAGCGCATCTCAGTTCTGCTTCGTCGCGGTGAACGCGAACGGGCAACTCGCGCTGCCTTCCGCAGGCGGCGATGCGGAGGGCATCCTCCAGGACAAGCCGAACGGCGCCGGTGTCTACGGCGAGGTCGGCATTCTCGGCGTCAGCAAGCTGGTGGTGGGCGCGGCGGGCGTCACCGCAGGCGACCTGCTCGCCACGGACGTGAACGGCAAGGCGGTCACCGCTACGACCGGCAACAAGATCCTCGGCCGCGCGCTGGCGACCGGCGCCGCCGGAGTCATCATCCCGGCGCTCATCCAGCAGAAGGGCAAGCTGTAAGCAGCAGCAGGCCCAATCCACAGAAAAGGAGAAAACGTAAATGCCTCAACCGACTTTGGGCGATGTTCACGTGAACCGCCCGTTGACGAACGTTTCGGTGGCGTACAGCCAGGAGGCGGCCGGCGTCGAATTCGTCGCCGACCGCGCGTTCCCTGGGATTCCCGTCGAAAGCAAAAGCGACCTGTACTACACCTATAAGCGCGCCGACTTCAACCGCGACGAGATGCAGAAGCGCGCGCTCGCGACCGAATCCGCGGGCTCCGGCTACGGGCTCGATTCGACCGGCACGTACAGTTGCGACGTGTGGGCGCTGCATAAGGATGTCGACGACCAGATCCGCGCGAACAGCGACTCGCCGCTCTCACCCGATCGCGACGCGACCATCTTTCTGACGAACAAGGCGCTGATCCGCCGCGAGAACGTGTGGGCCGGGGCCTTCTTCAAGAGCGGCGTGTGGACCGGCGAATTGGCGGGCCAGGCCGCCTCCGACAGTACCCACGTGGCGTTCTGGGATTACGCCACCGCCAGCCCGATCACGGACATCCGGCACGCCAAGACCCAGGCGCGTCTGAACTCCGGCGGCTTCGTGCCGAACATCGGTGTTTTCTCACGCCCGGTCTTCGATAAGCTGGTCGATCACCCCGACTTCATCGACCGCACCAAGTACGGCCAGACCGCGCCGAACCCGGCAATGGCCACGCGCCGCATCATTGCCGAGATCCTCGAGCTGGAAGAGGTCCTGGTAATGGACGCTGTGTACAACACGGCGGCTGAGGGCGCGACGGAATCGAACGCGTTCATCGGCGGCACCAGCGCGGCTCTGTTCTACCGGCCTCGCAACGCCGGCCTAATGACCCCAAGCGCCGGGTACACCTTTAACTGGACCGGCATGATCGGATCGACCGGCGGCGCGGGAGTCCGCATCAAAACTTTCCGGATGGAGCACCTGGGTTCGGACCGCGTCGAGATCGATGCCGCGTTCGACATGCGGGTTGTTTCGAAGGACTGCGGCTTCTTCTTCAACAACGTCATCTCGGCGGTGTAATCATGTTCCATCGCAGACCACAATGGGCGCAGTTGATCCGGAACGGCGTCCCACCGCTGTACGTGCTGCGTCCGCTTGCGGGCGGGTTCACGCCGCCTGCCACGGGCGACGAGTATCCCGCTCCGGAGTCCACAGACAAATTCCAGATGGCGCGCGCCCGCCAGATGTACGAGCAGCGCCGGATCGGCACGTGGCCAGAGTTGGAGTTGGCGCTGGCCAAGTCGGGGCGGGCCCCGCTACCGACAGAGCACGCCGATAAAGCCGCCGTCCCGGCGAAGACCAGAAAGGAGAAAGCGTATGGTCGAAATTAAGAAGGTCCCGGTCAACGCGCCAGAGTTCCAGAGCAACGGCCCCCACCCGAAATTGAAGGGCGTGTTTCTGTCGCTGCAAAAGCTGTTCTTCGCGAGTCAGCAGGCGGGGACGGGAGCGAGCCAGAATGTCGCTCACGGCTTGGGTGCGGTGCCAGCCGGAGTGCTTTGCATCCCAACGGACGGCGGCACCGTAACGTATGGCACCCACACGGCGACGAACGTGGTCGTGACCGTCACGAATGCGAAGCACTTCGACGTGCTGGCCTGGTTATGACTCCAACTTCCTTGGGCCGAGTGAACGTGCCCACTCCCGGCACGCCGGTCCATCTGGCCGCTACGCGCACGCCTTGCTGCCGCATCCGCGTGCAGGTAATCGCGGGGCTGACCGGCAAGATGTATTTCGGCACTGCCGCGGTCAATAAGAACACGCTGGCTGGGGTTATCAAAGAGCTTTGGCCGAATTCGGCCGGCGGCGTCGATGACTCCTACGAAGTTTGGGCCGGCACGGACTCGGACGCGTTGGACCTTTCCGACTACTGGATCGACGCGGCGATCGCGGGCGAGGGCCTGATCGTGTCCTATTGGAACAAGCCGTCGTGGACGTATCCCGCTGGGTAGTTTTATGCCTTGGTCGGATCTCGTCAACGCGATGGACACCGCGTGCGTCGCCACCTTTGGCACACCGGTTACGTTTACTCCGCAAGATGGTTCCGGAGCGCAGCGGATCGCCGGGATCATTCAGACTCCGGCGATGGCCGAGGACTACGTTCCAGGCAGCGTCCAGGGCACCGCTGTGGTCCGGTTGTTTGTCCGGTTCGCCGGCATCGCACCGGCGCCGCGAGGTGGGGACACAGTCACCATCAACGGCACGGTCTACGACGTCCAGGAAGTCGCTGTCGATACGCAGGGTGGCGCGGTGTTGAAGCTGAGGACCACATAGATGCTGAATCCCGCTCCGATCACGGACGCCATCGCGAGCACCCTTCTGGCAATCGCGGATCTGAACGCCGCAATGGACGGTCGCATTGCAGCTTTCCACTACCGGCTGGGCCAGGAGTACCGGCTGGCCGAACGTATATATAAGATGGCCGCGCCGTCGATGCTGGTCGCATGGGATGGCACGCTGGGCGGCAACTTCAATGGCCAGATCATCTGGAAGCACCGCTTCAATGTCTACTTCCGGATGGGGAACGCGGCTGGCATGGCCGATCCGGTCGGCTACGAAGACCTGTGGTGGATCGTTTGCAACAAGCCGCCAACAGGCAGCCAGGTCAACATCCGGTACATGCAGCTTTATCCGGGGCTCGACATCATGGACACGCCGAGCGTGGCTCACGCGCTTGACGAAGACCTGCAGGATCGGTTCGCGGGCGCCTTCGTCATCCCGGAGATTGGAGACAACTGATGGCAGATCTCAAACAGGAACTTGCTGACGTGCAGGCGGCTATCGAAAAGGTGGAAGCACAGGAGTCCGCGGCGATCCCGCCCCCCACGCCCGGAAAGGTGGAGCTTCGGCACCCGCACACCGGCGACATCCGGGAAGTGGATGCAGTGCCAGCGGCGATGATTCCGCTGATGGGCCTCGGATACGAGCAATACAAAGGAGAGTAAAGGATGCCGGCAAGAATTCAGCAACTCATCCTCGGCCTCGGCAAGGGCAAGCAGGCCAGCATCTCGGCCGCAGGCGCCACGTTCCTGCGGCTGAAGAAACTGGACACGGTGCTGACGACGCCGAAGCCGATCTTCGAGAACGACGCGGCGGAAATCGGCAAGGGACACGAGTTCATCACGCAAACCTTCCCGTCGCACTATGAGGTAGCCAACCGCATCGAGAAGTACGCCAGTGCGGAGTTCGTGACGTGGGCGTGCGCGTTCGGTCTGGGCAACATCGCGCAGACCGGTTCGGCGGCGCCGTACACCTACACGATCCTGCCGATCAATCCGGGGACCACGCTCGAACTGCCGTATTTCTCAATCGTCGAGCAGGTGGCGGAAGGCGGCGGCAGCGCGGTGGACAACCTGTACGTCGGCTGCGCCATCGAGGATTTCACGTACCAGTTCACCTACGGTCCCGGCCGCGCGTCCTCGAAGCTGACGGTCAACTGGGTCGGCTCCGGGCTGCTGACCACGCCGAGCGGCATTACCGTTCCGGCGCTCACCAGCGAAAACAACATGCTCGCGGCGGGCATGACGCTCTCGGTCAACGGGGTCGACTACGTCGCCACGAAGCGAATCCTGTCCGGGTCGGTGGGCTGGAAGAACAACCTCCTGCTGAACGCGGGATTCTTCCCCGGATCCGGCTTGCAGAACGGACTGCAGGTGCGCGGGCGTATGGAGGTCGGCGCGCGCGTGCCGTCGTTCCAGTTCACCGCGCGGCTGCTTGCCGGATCGCCCGAGTACAACACGCTGGTCAACCAGACCACCGGGACGGCGACGCTCAGCGTGCAGCACGACGCCAACAACTCAGTGACCTTCACATTCCCGCAGATGGCGTTTCAGGTCGCGGAAAACGCCGAAGCGGATGGCATCGTGGCCGTGACGGTGACCGGCGCGCCGCAGTACAGCAACTCGCAGAACACGGTGATGTCCGTGACGACGCTTTGCGGCATCGCGGGAATCGCGCAGTAGGAAAGAGGAGAACGGTATGTACGGAGACATTCCCGCCGAGGGCATTACGATCCGGGTGCCAAACCCGCCGAAAACCGCGATGGTGCGGTTGCCGACCAGTCAGGAGATGCTGGACCGCCTCGCCCAGCAGAAATCGATCCGGCGCACGATTGGCCGGCGGAAATCGCAGACGGAATTCGTGCCGAATCCGAAGGCCGACCTCGACCTGTTCAACCAGATCCGGCTCGACAAGGGCGGCGCGGAGTTCGACGAATTCGAGGCGGGAAACGCCGTCTCGAAACTGACCTACTGCGAGGTGACCGATTGCCAGCGGGCCGGCGACGAGTACCAAGTCACCTTGAAGACGCCGTTCGGAACGACGGTCCACACGGTTAGAATCCCGACGCAGCGGGACATCACCGTCTACCGGCGCACGGTGGTGTCCTCGACCGATCTCCCCCACGGCCAGGAAGAGTTGCGGTACCGGATAGAACCGGCAGTGGATCTGTATGATTCGGTCGCCAGCAAAGTCGAGGGATACGCGGAGTCGTTCAAGCCAACCGATGTGCCGCCGCATCACAAGTCGGCGGTCACGGTGGAGTTGGTGCAGGCCATCGACGACCTCGACCCGGCGCTCGACCCAAACTCTTAGCGCCGGACGAGTGGCCCGCGCCGGTCCCTCTCCGGTTACTGATCCATCGCTCGGTGCGCGCTTGCGAGTTGTGCGATGGCGGTGTCGACGGCCCGGGCGGCTGCCCCGACGCCAACGACGTCGCCTGCGGAAAGTGCGGCGTGGTTCGCACGGTTGAGGACACCAACGCGCCTGGCGCCTGTCCGCAGTGCGGCGGTTGGCAATTCACGGTAAACCGCTGTGCCCACTGCAAACTGGACGATCTGGATTACGCGCGGACGCATTCCAACGCCGGCCGCCTCTTTGAGCGGCTGTTGGAACTGGAGTTTGACGCCGCGCATTTCAGCATTCCCTGGAGCGACGTCACCGCGGAGGAGGTCCGTGGGCTGCAGATCCTGAAAGAAGAACGCGACCGCTATCAGCGCGAGCAATCGCAGAAACCGCGGACCTTATAGTACAGTTTTATCAGGATTCAGAGGCCGTCTATCTGAAGAGTCGGAAAGGCAATCAGCGTTGTTCTGCTATTCCCATGATTCGGCTCCGGTCGCCGCGATGAGATCTCGCTCGCTGGCGGACCCCTCGCTCTGCGGTCTGACCACCACTTTTAGCGACCTCTTTACTGAATTGATTCAAGTCGCCAACCGTCGTCATAGCGGCGACAAACACCTGACCCGCTTTGGATGCCATTTCCCAGTGCACCGAGGCCACGTCCGAACGCATTGAGATTCCAACGCCACGTGTATTGAACTTGGGCGTCCACTGCACCAGTGTTCTGGACTATACCGGTAATATCAACAAATTGTTTCGTGCCCACCGGAATTGACCATGTGTTCTGAGAAAACCTCCACTGATTAGACTCTCCTTGCCCCGCGCTCGTGAGCTGCAGGCTACAGGAGAAAAACGGGTCACAAAATGGGCATAAGGTGTCTTTGGTAATTTGGACCGTCGCGTATCCCAGTGCGATAAGCGGCTGCCACCCCGGCTTATCGTCATATTGAGAGCAGGTTTGGGGGTTCCAACCCCACGACGGCGCGGTCCCGGCTCGTGTGGCCACGTCCCAGTATCTGACTTGGTCGAACTGTCCTGATGCCTTTATTAGTTTCGCCGCCTCGCTGCGACTTAAGGAACCATTCGAGCACGCCGAGATGCTGAGTAGCATCAATAGAATCAAACTGATGTGGGCTGCCAACGAACCGATTCGCGTAGTGCCGAGGCTAGGGCTTATCATACCCCGCACCACCCTTGATCCAATTAACTGACCAGCCACTGTCCGAGAAATAGCGCATGACGATTTTAGCCTTGATACGTACTTGCTTATCGCCCTCGCAAGGTGTGGCAACTAACGTTTGCCAGTGGATATAGTTACTCGGAAGTACTAGGCCGGGACTGTCCGACTGGCATATTCCTGTAACAGTGGCAATGAGGTCCGCATAAACATCCGTGGCGGTCCCGGAGCTTTGACCTTCGCGTCTCGTCGAAGTCGGGTCGGAATCAATCTGTACTGCAATATTCTTCAGCGCTTTTGGGTAATCACGAACATCGGCCGGCGGTCTCTCCTTGAAAGATCGGCATGGGAACGAAAAACGTCCCGAAGGACAAGGTGTGTTCCCGACGATCCAGTTCGGCGACAGGGCAGTAAACATTGCCTTAACGTCCGGGACGGCAAGACCCCGCATTAGTTGTTTGTCTTTCGCTGAAATCGTGGTAGGTACGTTGACGGGAACGGGCTTCTCCTGAGGTGCTACGAGAACGAGCAAAATATCCTGCGGGCGGATTACATAAAACTTGGAACTGTTTTTCGTCGTTAAGCGGACACTCGTCGGGCCGGTCCTCGTCAAGACCTCGCCCTGAGTAAATCGAGGCTCGATAGGCAACTCTCTGCCAGGCGACAAAAAATCACCACCGAAGTGATAGGAAGTCACATAGGCCTCCTGGTTAGGGCATTCCCCTGAAGGATTTTGCGCCGGGTTCTTATTTTCCGCCCAGCCGGCGGAGCAAACACCACACGACCATGTATCGACCCATGGAGTCCCACCGGGGCCCTCCCATCTAGCGAGGGATGCAAACCTTCCTTCGATTGCAAATGCAAGTCTAGCTGGCCCCGTCGTGAACAGGTACCCGGTTCCGTTGGGTACCTGTTGGATCAGGGGGTCTTTACGAGCACCTGGAAGGGAGACGGGACTCAGAGTGAACACCGTTTGACCGGGCAAGCAAGTTGCCAGGAGGAATCCGGACGCCAAACGAAACGCAGCAGAGACACTTTTCACGGTCGCGATTCTATCACACATCACAGTGCGTCCTGATGCGCAACATGCGCAACGTCTAGTTCTACAGAGAGTTAGACGATAAGCCGCTGATTCGGATTTGACCTCTCGATGCCTTTCCAACCTAAGATCACGCGCGCCCGGTGGGTCCTGGGGCCCTTCACCGCCGAGGACATGCAGACCATCGGGAACGTTCTCGTGGACAGCATTTCCGCGCGCATCCGGAAAGCCGTGAACGTGAACGACGCGGCTGCGAGGCCCCTCAAGCCGGGCAGGAACGGCCATCGCGGCTATCCCGAATACAAGGCGGCGCGCGGGTTGCAACCCTTCCGGGACTGGTTCTGGACCGGACGCACGATGCGCTCGCTCAAGGTCAAGAGCGCCAGCGAGAACCGCGTCGTAATCGGATTTGTCGATCCGAACGCGGATCGCATCGCGCACGTGAATAATCTGCGCGAGCGGCAGTTCGGCGTCTCGCCCAGGGACCGGCTTGCGCTGAACGCCATTGTGCTGGCGGTGCTGAAACAGGAGCGGGTAGTACGCGTGGCGAAGGCGGCATAGATGCCAGACCAGGAATCCATCCTTCTCGACGTCGATCCGCGCAGCGTGCTGGCTGCTATCAAGCAGGCCAACCAGGCCGTGGAGGGCTGGGAGAAGCAGACTATAGGATCGGGCGACAAGATGCAGAAGTCGCTCGAGCGCATGGCCGACATGCTCCTCAAGATGAACGACAAGTCGCGGAGTTCGATTGAGCGGCTGACACAGTCCATCGAAAAACAGGCCGCCGCTTATGGCAAGACCGGCGTGGACCGTCTCATTGCCGACCGCGACCGGATCATCAAGAAGCTGGGCGATGAGCAGGGCATGATCGACCGGGTCACCGCCTCCTACGCGAAGATGATCGATGTCGAGAGCGGCAAATCCGGCGGGAGCTTTCAGGCTCTCGGCCGGAACATAGAAGGCTTCCTCAGAGATCCGCTAAACGCGTCGAAGGAAGCGGCTACCGGCCTCCTCGAAAAGATCGGCCCGATGGGCGGTAGCCTGGCCATCGGCGCGGCCGCGCTCGCGGCGGTCGCCACTGCCGGGTGGGAAGCGGCCAAAAGCCTGGGCGAATACGGCGTAAGGGTGAAGGATGCCGAACTCCGTACCGGCCTCACCGCGAAAGAGGTCGGGCAGTTCAGCTTCGCCGCGAAAGCCGTTGGTCAGGATATCTCTCTCGTCGAGCGCATGATGCGCGGGCTGACGAACGCCCTCACTGAGAATACCAGCGAAGGTGAGAAGGCGCGCACCACGCTGCGCAGTCTCGGCGTCTCCACTCGCGACGAGCTCGGGAACCTGCGCCCCACCGCAGAGATTCTCCAGGAGCTCGGGGAGGGTCTGAGTCGCCTTCCGGACGCCATCGACCGAAACCGCGCGGCGATGGACATCTTCAAGCGGGCCGGCATCGAAGCCGTGCCCATGATCACCGAATTGACCGAGAATCTACGGATCGCGAGGGAGCAGGGCTTTGGGCCCACCGAGGACGATATCCGCCGCTTCACCGAATACCAGCGCGACGTGGCCGAACTGGAAACCAAGTGGGACAGCCTGATGCGCAAGTTCAAGGAGGGCCTGGTCACCACGCTTTCCGTTTCCATCAAATGGATCGGCGCTGGCGTGAAGTGGTTCCTCGACAACGTCGGCACCGCCGGGGATGACGAGCGCGCACGTCAGGAGGAAGAGGAAGCGCGCCAGATTTGGGCGGCGGGCGGAATCGGCGCAAAGGAATCGCTGAGCGCGCATCGAAAGCAGCAGGCCGACATGGAGCGGCAGGCGCCGGAGATCATGCGCAACCGCGATGCCACGTTAAAGCGCATCGAAGCGCTACGGGGGCAGGAGCAGCAACTCACAGGCGATTTCGGCATCCTGCAAGCTATCGCACCCACAGAAGACGAACTTGCGCGCATGAAGAAGGCTGACCAGATCCACAAGGAAATCGACAGCCTCCAACAGATGCTCGATGCGGCCGGCAAGGCGTCGCGGCGCACGGAATTGAAACAGGGCAAGCAGTATATCGACGGGCTGCGCGGGCAGTTCTTCGCCACTCATGATGGGCTGGAGCAGGCGTATCAGCAGGCAAAGAAGGATGTGGAGAAGTACCGGAAGGAGTTGTTCGAGGGCGACCCCGAAAAGCCGTTGACCAAGTCCGAGGCCACCGACATCGGCAAGAGCCTCGCCGCCGCACAGCGCACCGAGGCGCGAATGAAAGCGGCTCTCGACGTCGAGCAGGAGCGCAAGAAGTTCACGACGGAAGCCGCCGCGTTCACCAAGAAGGGCGACGAAGCAGACCTTTCGGCCATCGAGAAGATCTACTACCAGCGCGATCTGTTGCTCAAGCAGGCCGCGCAGGTGAAGGCATCCGAAGCCGAGATCGCGGCCATCCGGAAGTCGGCGGATGAGCAGGCGTCGGTGATTTCGAAGAAGGCGTGGGAGGAGTTCGAAAAGTACGACCAGAAGCAGGCTGCGGATCGGGCGCACAAGATGGCCATGATGCTGATGCCCAGCAAGCAGCAGATGAAGGAGTGGGAAGAGGGGTTCGCGGCACAGGAGCGAATTGAAGACATCGGCGTGCAGTCCCAACGGGAGGAGTTGCGGCGGCGGGCTGCGCGATCCGGACGTATGGCGGAACTGGCGGCTGGCCAGGAAACGCCCATGGCGATGTCGGAGGCCGAAAAGCGGGAGCGGTCGGCTCGCAGGGAACAGACCGTGGCGCAACAGGCCTACTCGGTGAGAGTCGATCTGGCTATTCAGTTAGCGGGTATCGAAGCGGTGCGGATCTCGAAAGAGGAAAACGCCGCGAAGCGGGCCGTGCTGGCGGCGCAAGCGCAGAAGGACCTCTACACGGACTTGGCGCAGGCGCAGGAGCAGTTCGAAGAAAAGCGCGCGCAAATCGCGCAGAAGCGGGTGCAGGAGTTGCAGCAGGAGATCGATGGGTTACAGAAGGTCTCCTCGGGTCTGTTCCATACGCTGTTCACCAAGCCGCAGGAATTTGGGAAGCAGCTTGCCGGCACGCTCCACGAAGCCGTGCTCAAGCCGATCACGGAGGGCCTGGGAGGCATGGTCGCGGGCGCGATCCATCCTCTGATATATGGCAGCGACGGGCAGGGCGGGATCGCGGGCGTTTTCAAAGGGATCTTCGGCGGCGGCAAGCAGGACCCCATCAAGGCGGCTACCGATCTGAATACGGCGGTCACGGCGCAGAACTCGATGGCGATTGCATCGTTGACGGCTGTTTTCGCGGCTGCGATGGGCATGGGTGCGCCCGCCATCGCCGCGCCGACCGGCATCCCAGGAGGCATCTCGCTCCCGGCGATTTCGATTCCGGCGGCTGGCGTTAGCTCTGCTTCGGGCGGCGCAGGCGGTACTGGACCGGGGGCGTCCATTCCGATCGGCATCGGCGGCGCGGCCAGTCCTGGTGCATGGGGTGTTCCACCCGCCGACATCTTCAACCTTCCCACTACGCACTCCGGCCTCAACATGAATCCCCTGGGAATGATCCTGGGTGCGAGCCAGAAGGGCGGAACGTCGGGCGTCTATAGCCTGTTCTCGAAAGACGGCTTCTCAAAAACGCTTCAGAACCTGAAGGGCACTGTCTGGAACCAGAAGGTCTTTGACGCTGCTGGCGGCGGGCTCTCGGGAGGAATACAGGGTGTCGCGAAATCGCCTGCCGCCGGTGCCGCCGGAATGATGCTCGCGATGAACGGCCTGTTCGGCTCGCGGCGCGGCACGTGGGGTGGTATCGCGGAAAGCACCGCCGGAGGCGCGCTGATCGGGGAGCAGATTGGCGGTCCGCTCGGCGCGGGCATCGGTGCGGGTGCTGGCTTCCTGGCGGGCCTAGGAGAAAAGGTGTTCGGCGTCGAATCCCCGGAGAACGAGGCCAAGCGCCTGGTGAAGCAGCTTTACTCCATCAGCATTGACAACTCGATGGCCAAGCAGATTGCGGGCATTGCGCAGCAGAAGTACGCCGGCCACGTAAGCATCGCGGTCCGCGATCCGGACGTGCGGAAGATGCTGATGCTCTATTCGGAATCCACGGGGCAGAAGATGCCATTGTCGGCCACGACCCCGCAGTCGGGGAGTCTTGCGGAAATGGGCGGCAAGCTCTACCAGCAGGCGACCTATGTCAACGGTACGCCGTACACGTTCCAGAGCAATCTACCGGTGGCAGGCGGCTATTCGACCGGCACGTATCCCGCTCCTGGCCCGATGACGTTGCAGGTGAACGTTGCTGGCCAGGGTGCCGCGCAGTTCGTGGCCGGCCAAGTCGTCACGCCGGAGTTCGTTCAGTCCCAGTGGTCGAGCGCGGCGTCCAGCAGCAACGGACGCCTCCAGAATTCGGCCATCATCCAGCAGCCAGGGTTGGTGATTGCCTGACCGCGCAGCAGTGGGTACTGATGGAACGCCAACATTTAAGTACACCTCTGAACCACCCTGGATGCCTTCGTGATACGCTGAACGGGAAATATGAAGTGGCCCAGCAGGGTGGAGGCACGATGGAATCCTTGTCGCGTATTCTGATCGACTCGTTTGACGTCGACGTGCAAGTTTACATGGACCGCGTACTTGAACAACTGGCGCGCACGTCCAGCGGTCGCGCTGTCGCTGAATGGGCGACCGAAAATGCGCAGACATTCCAGATGCTGCTTCGATTGCTATCGGTGGCGGTTCAGCGCGTTCCGGATTCGCAACATCCCTGGGTTGACGCAGGCGTGCGTAATTTGAAGCGATTACCCATTAGTATTCATCGCACTGTTTTCAACCCCGGCTCCTCGCTTTTCGCTTCTAAGGGGGCCCCTGAAATGCCGTCGAGTAGTGACTCGAAAGAAGATAGCCAGTTTGCGGCAAGATTCGAGGACGCCGTCGAGCGCGCCACGGAAGACGAGTTGGCACAGGTTGCTAGCCTCACAGCACAACAGGTCCAAGAATGGGCGCTATCCCCTGAAAAGTTACGCCCTCATTTATTGAACAAATGGTCATCGGGTAAGCGGAAGTTTCCACCGGTTAATAAAGACGTGTTTCGCTCCGTTGCGAGCGCTCTCGGGACGCTAAGACAGTCCGTGAGTGGAGCGCGTAACACTGATATGCTGCAATTCCTGGATGTCATTTCCAACTTTATGGACGACATGAAGTCCCGGTTGACCGGCTCACTCTATGAGAATGGAATATTAGCTGTCATTAATGCGGGACAGTTCGACATTCGTTCCCGTCTTAAGAATTGGCTGCAAACACCCAGCGGATCTGGGCAGGACAATAAGTCCTGGGCTCAGGTACTCGATGATCCTCTTTTTGGCGGATACTACCAAAAGGAAGGCCTAGCTTGGGACACCGTCTCCAGTGGCCAAGTGGCGAGCTATCTCACGAAACAGTTTGCAACAGCTCCGATTGCTGAAGTGGTCAGGTGGGCATGGATCAACGTTCCAAACGTTCTCCATGATGAATGGCAATCGGACGCCGTCCGCCTTTGGAAGGAGCGAAGGATTGCGGCTGTCGATACGCCTGCGCCGGACCCAGCGGCACTCAGCCCTAAACAGAGAAGAGATCTCCTGCTCAAAAGCACTGGCGTGGGGAACGATGGTGCCTTGGTGCAGTTGCTACGCCTTCATTGTTGGCTATCTGCGGAAATATCGCTCGACGAGCTTGTTGAAGTTGGTGGTGATGCTTTCACCAAATACTGGAACGAGACGCTCGGGCTCATCGCCCTGCCACTGGTGGACTGGTTAAGCGCCACGCTTGACAAGACCTATTACTATGAGTGGGCAACGGTCGATACCTTTGAAGAAGGTGAGGAGATCAAGCTTAGTGCTGCACTGATGCTTGAGGGCTTCCGTCCAATGGTGGAGATATACCATGCCCGCAAAGCGGCGGCTGTTGTACATGAGCTCAAGGTACTTGGGGAGCGTTCGCGATTGCGTAAGAATGCAGCGACAAGTGCATAGGAAAGAGATCAGCCCCAGCGAGACGCGTGGCGTTTCATAGACGGCTAATTGGGGTGGGGTTCGGCTCGCAACACGGCGTTTCCGTGTGGCTGCTGTTTGAACTCTAGCTCCGGGGTTCGCGTTCATGCCCGGAAACATTAACAATGCATTCCCGAGCGGCATGATGCCATACGGGCTGTGTACCGCCTTCTCCGAGTCGCGCGAATCCGCGCAACTGCAAGCGCAGTATCATGACGGGACCGCGGAGCGGTCGCAACTCGCACAGACATCGCGGAAGGCTTTCAAACTTGCGCTGAGATTGACCGCCGCCCGTGCGATCGCACTGAAGGCCTTCTGGGACGGCCAGCAGGGCGGCGTGATTCCGTTTCTGTTTTACAATCTCGCCGAGGGCACCTACGACGCTACCGGCAACTCGACGCAGGGACGGTACACGGTCGTGTTCCGCGGCAACTGGTCGCAAACCACCGGCGTGCTGCGCACGGATGTTCCGCAGATCGAACTCGTAGAAGTCGCGTAATCCCCAACTTCCATGTCCGACACCATCGGCCGCACCAGTGTGCCCGCGCTCGTCGACTCGGGACTGACCTTCCCGTTCACCAGCGATTTCGGCTACGGGTTCACCCAGGAGCGTCCCGTCGTCGTGCACCAGTTCGGCGAGCTGGACGCCAAGGCAGAACAGCGATTCGCCGTTGGAATCGGCCCGCGCAAGTTCGCCTTCCGCCGGCAGCACCTCAGCATGCGCGACCGGG